TGAAATTGAAACTGAGGCAGATTTAATTTTAGATTTTAGCGAAAAAAATCCATTTGGAACTCCATAATTTAAGAGGTTAATATGTTTGAATATTACTATAATGAAATATTTCGAAAAACAATTATTGGATTCGGAACTCTTTTTAATGCAATAAACATCAAGCATTTTGATGATTCCGGTAATGTTGATTCTGTTATTAAAGTCCCTCTTGCATATGGACCGATTCAAAAGTTTCTTGCAAGAATTGAGCAGCAACCAGATTTGAATACTCCAGTTCAAATGACTTTGCCTAGAATGTCATTTGAATTTGTTGGTCTTTCTTATGACCCAACAAGAAAACTTACAACAACACAGACATTTATATCAAAATCTTCAACAGACTCTACCGATTTGAAGAAGACATATATGCCTGTTCCTTATACTATGCAATTTGAACTTAGTATTATGACTAAGTTGAACGATGATATGCTTCAAATAATTGAGCAAATTTTACCATATTTTCAACCCTCTTATAATTTAACTATAGACTTGGTAAAATCAATTGGAGAAAAAAGAGATATTTCCGTAGTTTTGGATTCCATTAATATGGAAGATAATTATGAGGGAGACTATACAACAAGAAGAGCACTCGTTTATACACTAAGATTTAGTGCAAAGACTTATCTATTTGGTCCCACTTCTTCCGCAAACAAAGATATTATCAAAAAAGCAACTGTCAATCTTGTTTCTGGACATTCAAACTCACTATCAAGAGATCTTACATATACAGTTACACCAGTTGCAACTAAGAGTTACAGTGATTTAGTAATCACAACATTAAATTCTGATATGACAGAATCATCTACAGAAATCACTGTGCAGCAAGCTTCAAATGTTCCAGTAGATGCATATATTACAATTGATAATGAGACTATGAAAGTCGTTAATAGGATTGATAGAACAGATGTTGTTGGACAAGATACTTTAGTTGTTTCTAGAGGACAATATGGGACAACTATCACATCACACGTAAGTGGAACTCCAATTGAATTAATTACTCAAGCAGATAATGCATTAATTCAACCTGGAGATGATTTCGGATTTGATGGAAATCTATTCTAAGTAAAGATATGAAAGATTATGATAAGTTGGATGATGTTTTCAATGTTTCTGGGGACATAGTACCTAAAGAGGTTGATATTGAAATTGAAAAATCTGAAATTGAACCAACTCCAATAGTAGAGAATAAAAGATCTACAGATATTCAAAGAGATTATGAATATGCAAGAGGTACAATATACTCCCTTTTAGAAAAGGGGCAAGAGGCAATAAATGGTGCTTTAGAACTTGCTCAAGAGACCGAATCTGCTAGGGCATATGAAGTTGCTGGACAGATAATCAAAAGTGTTTCAGATACAGCAGATAAACTAATGAATCTGCATAAAGACATTAAAGAAGTTGAAACTGATAAGGCGAAAGGTCCAACCAATGTAACAAATAATGCACTGTTCATTGGATCAACTGCAGAGTTGTCAAAATTATTAAAACAACAATCAAAAGATGCTGAGCAAGATAAATAGTTAAAAAAGTAAGAAAATGTCTGTTGCTCAAATTAATACGATAACTATTGAAAGAGGAACTGATTTTGAGGTTACTTTTGATATTTTTGGCGCAGATTTGTCACCAAACAGTTTTACTAATGGATATAGCGGAATTTTTTCGCTGAAAAAATATCCAGGGTCATCTACAGGGTTTGAAAAGCCAGTAGTTTTTGAACCTGGAACAAATGATATCAAAGTTTCTTTGGCAAAAACTGAAACCGCAACATTAAAACCTGGTAGAAATTATTTTCAAGTAAGTATAGTTTCTTCTCCATCAGCAGGTTCTCTTACCAATAGAGTTGTAGAAGGTACACTCATAGTTTCTGAGGAAATTACGAACCATGGCTAGTTTTAATGTCAAACTAAAGTCGGCAAGTAAATTTAAAGTAGTTTCAAATATTGGAGGTGTTCAAGTGCCTGCTAGTTTTTCGGATTTGATAGATTTTGATGATGGAAATAGTGGTAATGGAGTTATTGATCAATATGTTCTGATGTATGATGCTAGCAGTCAAAAATGGATTGCAAAAAATCCAGATGAAGTTCTCCAATCAGCAGCATTAGAACCTGTACAACCAGGTCTAGTAAATCCAAACCAATTTGGTCCATCTTATGCTGATGAGTTTGTTGATGAAATTCAGAGAGAATTGGATCCAAATATTGACGGTGGAACTTTTTAATTGAGATACATTTTACTAAATAATAGTAGTAAAATTGTATAAAAGAAATGGCATCACCCAAGATTCAATTTAAAAGGGGTGCGGCTGGAATTGCAGGAACAGTTCCAGCGTTACACCCAGGTGAACCAGCGTTTTCGACAAACAATTTTGATTTTTTTATTGGATTTGATACTTCTGTAACTGGAAACAAGTTTTTCGGATCGCATAGATATTGGACTAGAGAGAATGGAACCAGGTCAGCTGGTCTTAATTTAGTTGATAACGCAGGAACAAATTATATTCAACTAAAGTCGCCAGATTCTGTTTCTGGTATTGGAACATATATTCTTCCAGATACTAGCAGCATTACAGATGGATATTTTCTCAAGGTTGCTGCGGATGGAACTCTTTCTTGGGATACTGCTGGCGGAACAAATGGAACATTTACAAATCCCACCCTACAAGGGATTACAACAATAACTTCCAATGGAGGAGATGCTTTCCTTGATGTAAATGTTCTTGCAGATTTTAGTGCAGGTGCAAATTTCACTAATGCTGGCGTTACTACAATCGCAACTGCCGATATAAATGGTGGTAACATTGATGGAACTATAATCGGTGCGGCTACAAGTGCTGCAGGCACATTTACAAATCTAATAGGTGGTGCTACAACACTTACATCTTTGACATTAGATGGTGGCACTGCAATTACATCAGTAGATACAGATTTAAGTTCCGTATCAAGTTCAGATGATACTCTTGCTTCTGCTAAGGCAATCAAAACATATGTCGATGAACAGATAACAGCACAAGATCTTGACTTCGCTGGTGACAGCGGAAATGGTGCTGTTGATCTTGACTCTCAATCACTGACAATTTCTGGTACTGCCAACGAAATAGAAACAACTGGTGCTGGAACCACACTCACAATTGGTCTTCCAAACGCTGTTTCAGTTACAACATCATTAACTGTTGGCGCTGCCGTCACAATTAGTTCTTCTGGTGTTAATGCTGGAGTTAATAGTATTACAGCACAAGATCTTTATGGACATCTTGATGCTGGTTATTTAGATATTGTTAATTCGGGATTAAGTACTTTAACTGCACTTGCAGATCAAGATGATTTTGTAGTATTTGATCTTGATGGAACAGTTAATAAACTAATTTCTGCAGAATATATTCGTAAATATGTTTACGATAATTTTAGCGGAGACATTAGTGTTGATGGATTAACTGGTATAACTACTATTGCAAATGACGCAGTTGGACTTGGAACTCAAACAACTGGTCAGTATGCCAAAACCGTTGTTGGTGGTGAGGGTCTGACTGCCACTACAGCAAACTCTGATGATGCTACTAACTATACAATTGACGTTAATGTTGGAACTGGTATCACCATTACATCTGATGCAGTTACATTAAAAGGTGCTGCTTCTTTAACAGATAATACTGTTCCATTTTGGGATGATACGAACGGTCAATTGTCTGATAGCATTATAAGTACAGCGACTGTTGGAGGAGCTACAACAATTACAATTGGTGGTCACCTCAACGTAACTGGAGATTTTAATGGTGTTATTACTGCAGCGTCTCGTGCTGATAGGGTAGATACCACTGGAGATACTACTGATGCAACTTATTACATGCTCTTTGCAGATACTTCTGCAGGAGAAGTGGGCGAGACTGTAAGAGTTAGTGCTGCTGCATCACTCAATCCAAGTGGAACTGGCACATTTAGTGTTGGAACAATTCAAGCAGGATCTATTAAGTCAACGACTGGATCTAATGCAATTACAATCAATACTTCCGGATCTGTTGAAACTGCAGGAGATTTAACTGTTGCTGGAAACTTGATTGTCAGTGGTGATACGACAACTGTAAATACATCAGAAATTACAGTTGAAGATCGCACCATTGAACTTGGTGTTGTTGGTGGAGCACTTCCAACAGATACCACTTGGGATCTTGGAATTTTGATGAATTATGGTGACTCTGGAGTTGGAAAAACTTCTGCCATCATTTGGGAAGCATCAAGTTCGAGATTTATACTTGCTTCAGATCTGACAGAATCTGTTGGAGTTACTACAGATCTTCCTCAGATTACACCTTCAGCATACGCACCACTTGAGATTTCAGAGCTTTGGATTAATAATTCTTGCACTGGTGGATCATCGTCAGTAATTGCTTGTTCTGGTTCTGAATTGGTTCTTCAAAATATTACAGTTGACGGTGGATCATTCTGATAATTAATTAAATAATTTCAATAAATACACTCAGTTTATTGGGTGTATTTTTTTTATGTCTGAAGAAGATTTAAAAGCAATAGTGGCAAAATATCAACAAAAAGCATTTGACCTTTTTAATAAAACAATTGTGTTAGAAACTCAGATAGAGACTGTAACACAGAAAAACATATCTCTACAAAATGAGTTGGAAAAATTAAAAAAATCTAAAAGAATACCTAAAACTGAATCTGAAGATTTTAAATGATCTGAATTAGTTTGATGCTATAAATAATAAA